TTTAATCTCAAGTGGCATGGGAGACGCTTTGACATATTTTGAGCGTTCTCAAGTGGATATAGTGGAATTGATCAATAAGGCAACAATTGCGATTGATCCTGAGTTTAGATCAGCACCTCCCAATATCATTCAAGCTATTGCTCAACAGACTTCATCACAAGTCTTTGATGCTCAAATCTTGCCTTCTCTTAGTAGTGCAATTCGCAATATGGCAACAACCGCCGTTATTGTTGGAAGTTCTAAGCCAGTGCTTGATCAAATGAGAATTGCTTTTGAAAAGTCGGTTGGTGTTGGTACTACTCAAGCAAGAACAAAGATCGCTGAATTTGGTAGATCTATCAATGCTCTAAATGCTGATGAAGCTGGCTTAGAGAACTTCATTTATGTTGGGCCTAAAGATGGGATTACTAGACCATTTTGTCGCAAACTTGTTGGAAAAGTGCTATCTAAAAAGCAAATCATCAAGCTAGACAATGGACAGCCTTCAAGTGGTCCACCTTTAACGGCGGGCGGTGGTTATAATTGCCGTCACTCTTGGGCTCCAGTGAGCAAGGGATTTCTAAAAGTCAATGATTTGACGGTGGTTTCAGATAGCGAGATAAAGGACATCATGATATGAGAAAAGCACAACAAGGTAAAAACTATAATTTTATTTGGCAAGCCCCTGCCCCAATCAGTGGAACTCCTTCCATTTCCTTTTTCCTTGATGGTAGCATTATCACAAGCAACATGTCGCAAGGAAGATCTGATTTAATAGCAACTGATCTTGATAGAGATAGAAGAGCAATCACTTTATCAGCATCAGCCACCGCCTTAAAGCCTTTTCAATCTGATGCTTTTTTATTGACTGATGCAGATACTTTCTTTGCGATTAAGATCGTTCGAATAACAGGTACTCAGTTGATCTTGGCTGATCCATTGCCTAGAGATATCGCCTTTACAGTCAACTCAACAATTCAATTTGCTAGTTGGCTTTATACTTGCTCATCATCCAATGTCACAGCATCTAAGCAGACCGTTGCTTATGCTGTTGAGTATGTGCAAAGCGAAGGTACTCAAACAATCAATAGAGTTGAAAAGGGAAGTTTAAAGGTTGTGCCTCGTCCTTTTGATACTGGCTTAGATCATAATAAGCTATGCTCAATTTTTCCACATATTGCAGATCTAGCACCTAGACGGGCAAACGGATTTGAAGAGCAAATATCATCAGCACTTGATGAACTGGCTTTATATGTTAGAGATTTAATCGTACCTAGAGATGTTGATGAAGATGATATACACAATTCACATGATTTACTGCAAGCTCATTCCTATCTTGCGATTGCTCGTGTGCATGAGCTTAATGGCAATATCGATTTAAGCGAAAAGATGCGAGCAAGAGGAATTGAATTAGCTGATCTTTCTATGAAAACAATCAGCCTTGATTTAAACACTGATGGGATTATTCAAACAACTGAAAACAATCAGCGAGTTAGTGCAAGCTCTGATATTCGTGGAAACTTTGCAGGCCGTGCAGTTGGAGAGTATGAAGCTCAATTTATCCCATCAAGAAATATGAGATGGTAAATGAAAGCAACGATTAGCCTAAACCTACCAACCTTAAATCTAAACAAGCCCCAAATGGTCGCTATTGCTCAAGATATATTAGCAATCATCAAGATCAGAATTTACAAGGGATTAGATTATAATTTAAGCAAGTTTAGGGCATATTCTACAAGGCCAATTTACATCGGATATAAATCAACAACCTACAAAAGACTAAAGCCAAAAGGCGGGGGTAAGAAACCTAATTCAATGTTTTTTGCTGGGGGTTATGCTGAATATAAAGATAAATCTCGCAAGCGATCAAATGCTATTGAGGGTCAAACCGCATCCGTTGATTTGACTCTTTCAGGGATGATGTTGCAAAACTTTGTAGTACTTGAGGCAACAAATACAAAATTCACTATTGGATTATTGCCACCTGTGCAAGACTATGGCTATGCAGTCAATCAAGATCGAGGCTTTATTGGATTGGCTGATAAAGAGGTTGATCAATTGGTGCAAATCGTTAAAGCGAATTTATTAGGAGAATAGCATGGGCATATATGAAGCACTAGATCATCTTATAGATCGTATTGAGTCTATCAATCCAAAGACTGATAGCTATCATCATTTTGTCTGTATCAAAGACGCTCAAGGAAACACGCTATCACTTGAAAGCAGATCTAATCAAAATCGCTTGTTTGATATCGCTTTCAATGCACTTGCTCAAGATGATGGGCAAGCGGGCATCAGTGGACGCAAGAGAATTGATTTATCTGTTCGCGTCCGTTATGATATTGGTGGAGATCGTGGCTTGCTTGAACGGATGATCGCTGAAGACTCAAGCAAATTGATCGACACATTGAAACAACCTGATTATGATTTTTCAGTAACTGGGATTGTTTCTTTAATACCTGGTCAAGCTACTACTCAAGAAATTCAAAATGATCCTTCTCAAGTTGGCTACCTTTTAATTTTACCTTTTACTCTTCTTTATTTGGAGGATTGACATGACAGTCACACACAGATCGCTATCAGTAGCAACCGAATCAACATTTGGCAGTTTATCATCATCAACAGGCTTGCCCGATTTCAGCGGCTTATCATTCATTTCATTGCCATGCGAAAGAGATCCCGTTGTGATTTATGGTGATGTTGTAGCCAATGAAAGACTTGAAACAAGAGACGGCCCCCATGGTCTACCACCTGAACCTGATACTGTTTGGAGTGGATCAAATCGAGTACAAAGACGAACTGGTCAAGTACAAGTCACAATCGATTTCACAACCGTTGGAAGTGGTGCAAATACCTATGCATCAACAGGCTTGGGAAAGCTTTTAAATGGTGGCTTTCTCACAAATCTAGCAGGCTTCACTTCTAGCGATACAGTAACCGCTGATAGTGAGAATGTCTTCACTCCAACAACTACTAATACAAATTACAAGATTGGCGGTGTTGTTTCTAGCTTGATCAATGGGCGTTGTGAATATTCATCAGTAACAGCAAACAATCGTGGCGGTGCTGGCAAGATTGGCGTATCTCCTGCATTTAGTGCAAATCCAACAGCTATTTATCCCATGCAAACTTGGTATGTTCCTTATGGTACTTCAAGCGGTCAAGTTGTTTCATCTTTGTGCTTTAGAGTTGATGGTGTTGGCTTCCGTACTTATGCCTATGGTTGCAAACTAGCAAGCTTAAATATCTCCGTTAATGGTGGTCGTGTGATGGGTGAATTTACCTTTCAAGCTGCTTTAATTCAAGATGATCATGGCAATGCAACAGGACCAATTGAACCTGTTGTTTTAAGTGGTGCAACTCAACATTTTAGAAATGCTTATGCTGTTGTTTCAGATGATCCAGTAACTTATTCAAGAACAAATGTAGTTGGTACAACAGGCGAAGAGTTGCCACGATTAGCGCTAGATGCTGAAGGCTTTACATTTAATATCTCCAACACCTTAACACCTAAAGGCCATTCAAACTCTATTTTAGGGATGTCTGATATGGAAGTTTCAAGTGTTGATGTTGAATGCACCTTGACCTTATCATCAGTTAATAGCAATTTAGCATCAGATTTTTCAGATAGAACAATTCGTCAAGTGTTAATAGGCACTGGGCCCGTTGGTGATGGTAAAGGTATGGCTTTATTTATCCCTGCAGGTTATTTAACTGTTGATCCAAATAAATATGATGTAGCGGGTGAGATCGTCAAGCAAGTGCTAACCTACAAGCAAAGCCGTTTTGGTGGTGATGTAGGTACAACACAGCCAGCCAATTCACCTGTGAGAATTGCACTAGGAATTTAAAACAATGCTAAAATTCAGCACAACAACAACGATTGAAATTAAAATTGCAGTTTCTTGCGATCCTGCTTTAGATATGACATCAGCTGAGATCAATGCTTATCTTCAAGGAGATTTTGACTCTCTCAAAATCAAGCAAGATCAAGCTCCAACCTACTTCTTTATTAAGCCTCTCTCTCCGTCTGATAGAGAAGAGATTGAGATTAAGGCTGGTGCATATACTAGATCAGAACTTGGAAGGATGCTTTTTGTTGAGCAACCTGAAGATCAAAAAAAGCGAGCTTATTGGCAAGACTCTTTATCTGATCAAGAGAAAAATGCACTTGCTCAATATCAAGCTTATCTCAATCGTGTATATGCTGAAACGGCTAAAAAGGCATTGGTTAAGGTTGAAGGCTTTGATG